GCAGGAGCAGCAATTCAGATATCACAAGATTATTCATCAATGGTAAACTTTGCAAGATGCAAATGTCTTGGAGCGAACGTATTAAGAGGACCAAATCAGTTACCTTGGGATGGTAAACTCAATTATGATTATCAACTCTGGATTGACTCAGATATTGTATTCAACACAGAGAAGTTCTATCAGTTAATACTGAATGCAATTCCAGCAGATTCAGTTGAGAGGGAAGCAGTTACAGAAGTGATGAAGAATGAAAAAGGAGAAGTTATCAAGAATGAAGATGGAACAGATGCAACTCAATTTGCAGGACATCGTTTAAAGATTGATACTACAAAGGAACGTTCAATTGTTGCAGGTTGGTACTGCACCGAAGATGGAAAAACAACATCCGTTGCTCACTGGTTAGATGAAGAAGATTTTCGTACCAATGGTGGTGTGATGAATCACGAAACGATTGAAAGTATCAGTAAGAGAAGAAAACCTTTCACTGTTGACTATACTGGTTTTGGATGGTTACTCATTAAGAAAGGAGTCTTTGAACATGAAGGAATGCCTTATCCTTGGTTTGCACCAAAGATGCAGGTATTTGAATCAGGAGAGGTTCAGGATATGTGCGGTGAGGACGTATCTTTCTGTTTAGATGCAAAAGAGGCAGGATTTGAAATCTGGTGTGATCCTCGTATCAGAGTCGGTCACGAGAAGACACGAATCATTTAATGACAAAATACAATCTTCTTAGAAATGGTAAGATCATTTTCTGGGATCTCTCAGAGAATGAATTACTGGATCGACTTGAAGACTTCGCAGTCGAACAATATGTCACTGGCGAAAATATAAATGCACAAATTACTTATGAACCAATAAAGGAGGAAAATTAAAATGGCAGGAATGTTATCAGGAAGTTCTTATAATCGTGATGCTCGACCAAAAAAATCTCGACAAGGAACTGGAAAACACTCTAAATATTCAGCGACCTCTCGTAACTCGGCTCGCAAGAGATACCGTGGACAAGGAAAATGAGACCTCAAAGAATCGTACAAGGTAAACGGGGAAAGATACCTGTTGATATGTCAGACGATTTTTATCATAAAGGAAACGAATATTGTCGGTATCTAATTACTGACTATCGTTCTGATCAATTACTTAAAAAATAATGTATTGTCGAATTCGATTGAAGGACACAAACTATCAAGAGTACCATAATTATCGTATTCTTGGTAGTTCTGCTTTTGAACCCTGTTTAGAAATCTATAAACAATATATTCGTTATAAAAAATTTGAAGATACCGTACCAATTTTTAAGGAAGAGTTTGAAATACCTCACTCTGATATCATTGGTTACTATGATGGAAATGAATTAGCAGCATTTACGATTGCATATAAGTTTAAAAGTGTAAATAGTGTATGGGCAGATCAATTTGCATGGAATTATAAGAATAAAAAACTACGTCTTGGACATATTGCGAATGAAAATGAGATTGCATTATATAAAAGATTAGGTTATGATTACTATTATCTGGGTGAATCATCAGATTATAAATCAAAATTAGACGGATACGAAATTTCAAACTTCTTTGACGAATGGCAAAACTAATTGGTAACTTACCAACCAAGAAAGTATGGGTAAGAAAAGAATACTTAACTGATTTTCAATCAGGAGAAGGTGAATTTGTAGAGGGTATCTGGGTATGTGCCAAGTCAATACAAGGTCGTGCTTTCTATTTTGAGACATATTTACCAGAATATGGTGCAATGTATGATAAATTACCAATATCTGCCTTTACATCATCACCAAAGAAACCAGATCCTGATATGGACTTGGTAAATTTACAGTTTTGGAACTGTATGGACTATGATTTTACAGTGATCGTCAAGCAATTTGTCGCACCAATGGAGTGGGAATGTCGTACAAGACATTTTGGTAATCAAAAAGGACAGTACATTTGTACTTTAGACAACTATCATGCTGATTTTGACCAGATTGATGCCTCGACAAGTGAAATGCCTGATGAACATAAGTCATTTAATTTGATTGAACTTCGTAATGGACAGTATTGTCTCTATCCAAACAACCGTTGTCGTATCTTTGACACCTCAATGACACCTGATCCAGTGAAAACTCCTGACTTTAAGGTATCAACACGTATTTTTGAAGTTGAGAATGATGTAAATTGGGGTCGGTTAGGTGATTGTGACGATTATTTCTGGACAACACCCGATGAAAGACGAGAAGAGTAAGTATATTTTACATTGGATTGGTCAATTATCTAAAATTCGACCAGAATTGGGTAATTTTGCAATATGTCCTTATGCATCAAATGCAAATTTTGTGATTATTGATGAAAAACTAAGTCAAATTATGCCAAGTGATGAATATAATGTTGTAATTTATGTGGTTGAAGATGATATTGAAGCAAATTTCTTGTATGATGCAGTAGATGACTATAATCGTAACTATCCTGACTATAAATTCATTGCAGATCATGGAAAAACGAAGACTTATATACAAGGAATACAGACAAGTAATGGAAAATACAATCTTGTACTCTGTCAACCTCGTCAGGAATTGACAGAAGCAAGAAAAAAACTCGCAAAAACAACTTATTATGATTATTGGGACAAAAATTACCTTGAAGAAGTGTTAGAAGATGATTATGAGGTCGTTGAAATTCAAATTTCACCTGAATTAGAATGAAAAATCAAGAAATGGGCAAACATTTACTTCTTGAGGTGTATGATGGAGAGTTTGATGCTCTGAATGATTACATTTTTCTTAAAGATTTGCTATTCAATGGTATTATGAAGTCAAAAAGTACGATATTGAATACTTTTATTCATAAATTTGATCCACATGGTTGTACAATCATCTTTGCACTCGCAGAGAGTCATGTTTCTCTTCATACATGGCCAGAAAAAGGTTGTTTATCTGCTGATTTTTATACTTGTGGTGATAAAGACCCAAAAATAATTGCAAATTCTGTAATTGAAGGGTTAAAATCGAAAAAACATCAAATCCGATTATTAAATCGTTGACTACTAGGTATAAATAAATCTAAAAGTACCACTTAATGGCGATACAACGCAAATCTAAAGCATTTAAGGATATAAGTTTATCTTTTTCACCTCATCCAGTGACAAGAGACTTACCTGTATTGGTAAATGAACGTGCAATTGTTCGATCAGTGAGAAATTTAGTTGAAACTATACCAACAGAGAGGTTTTTCAATCCTTTACTTGGTACAGACATACGTGATTCTTTATTTGAAAATTTTACACGTACTACAGTTACCATAATTGAAGATCAAGTTCGTGAGATAATCGATATCTTTGAACCACGAGTTGGTCAAGTTAATGTTGAAGTAACTGCAAGTCCAAATGATAATAATTTAGATGTGAGGGTATTTTTTACTGTCAAGGGGTCAGATATTCCTCCACAAAGTTTTTCCTTTATATTAGAACCAACGAGATAATATGCCTTTTACTCAATTTACAAGTTTAGATTTTGAAGATATCAAAATTCAAATTAAAGATTTTTTAAGATCAAATTCAAATTTTACTGATTTTGATTTTGAAGGTTCTAATTTTTCTGTTTTAATCGATACTTTAGCATATAACACTTATATCAATGCCTTTAATGCAAATTTAGTAGCAAATGAGGCGTATCTAGATTCTGCAATCGTTCGAGAAAATGTAGTATCATTAGCACGTAATATAGGTTATGTTCCCAGAAGTCGCACAGCTGCCATTGCAAAAATTAAACTTGATGATGTAGATTTAGGAACAACAAACAATAATACAACAAAATTTTTAAAATTACGTGCTGGTCTTGTGTGTATTGGATCAGTTGAAAATACAACTTTTAGATTTTCTCTACCTGAAGATGTTACGTCATCAAGAATAATTGATATTGGTAGTAATTCATTTGCACAATTTGATGATGAAATTTCAATTTATGAAGGAACTTACTTAACAAGAACTTATAGTGTTGATACATCTACAGATCAAAGATTTATTATTGATAGTCCAAACATTGATACTTCAACACTTCGAGTCTATGTTGGTGCTCAAGGTGAAACAAGTTTTGGGAGAAAATATTCACAAGTGGATAATATTCTTAATTTATCAAAAACATCAGAGATTTACCTTGGTCAGGAAGTTCAAGATGAAAAGTTTGAAATATTATTTGGAGATGGTTTATTTGGTAAAAAATTAGAAAATGGTCAACGTATCATCGCAACTTATATTGTGACTGATGGAAAGGATGGTAATGGTCCAAGTGAATTTAGTTTTCAAGGAACTTTTTCAAAAGATGACGGTACTTTCTTCACACCATCAGATACCGTATCGATAACAACCGTCTCTAACGCCACTGACGGGGCAGATGTTGAAAATGTGTCCTCTATTAAGTATTTTGCTCCAAGACTTTACTCAGCACAATACAGAGCAGTTACACCAAGAGATTATGAAGCAATAATTGGTAATATTTTCCCACGAACTGAGTCAGTAGCAGTAGTGGGTGGTGAAGAATTAGATCCACCACAATTTGGTAAAGTACAGATAAGTATAAAACCTAAAAACGGAACTTTTGTATCAGATTTTGATAAAACATTAATAAAAAATAAATTAAAAAATTTTGCAATTGCAGGTATTGATAATGAGATTGTTGATTTAAAAATTCTCTTTATTGAGATTGATACTAATGTATATTATAATCCAGCACAAATTGCATCAGCACTTAACTTAAAGTCAAGCATAATAAGTGCTTTAAATTTATATTCAAATAATGTTGAGATTAATAAATTTGGAGGTCGTTTTAAATATAGTAAATTAAGTCAATTAATTGACCGTGTAAATGATGGAATTACCTCAAATATAACAACAGTTAAAATTAGAAGAGACTTAAAAGCATTATTAAATCAATTTGCACAATATGAGTTATGTTTTGGTAATCGTTTCCACATTAATCCTGCAGGTTACAATATTAAGAGCACTGGATTTACTTTATCTGGAACAACTGGAACTGTTTTTCTTACTGATGTTCCAAATAAAGATGCTGCAGGAAATTTAGATGGTAGTAACAA